TACTTTAAGCCATGAAGGTAAATTCTCGTACATAAATTTTACCTTGGTTACCATGTTTTTAGCTGTTTCTTGCTTTGTAGCTAAACAAAGTACGTTTTTGTCTTTGTGGAACATCATCCACCAAAGTGAATATCCGGCCGCTAGAGTAGAGATACCTAGCTGACGAGATTTAAGTACAATAGAGTATGGATTGTCTTTCCATAGATTAAGTACTTTACCTTGGAAAGGGTATAAGTTAAAGATAACACGGCCACGTTGTGGGTGTTGAATATAACAGTACTTTCTCATAAAGTGAGCTGGGTCTTGAGCACACTTTACAAATTCTTGTTGTATTATTTTTCTTAAATCCTGATCGCTCATTTTCCTAGTTTCCAGTACATACGAGCAGAGATCACTGGAACTAGATTTTGATCAACACCAACTCCCAAGCCGTATGCTTGTCTTTTTTTATTTTTAAAAACCATTTCTCCACCTAAATATTGTATTTGATCTTGATTACCTGTTAACCCTAAACCAACATACAATTCACGTTTATTAATATAATGTTTTTCTATTATAGTTGTTTTTGGATAAGTAAAATTATAAGCAATTTTTCTACTTTTAATCTGGTTTTGAGATATTGTATCAATAATTGTTAAATTTAAACTATCTAATACTTGTTTATCCTCGTATGTTTTAATAGCATAATAATCTGATAAGATTGCTGTCGTATCAATTAGAGCGGTAAATGTATCTAAGTCTACTTGGGTAACATATTTTACTTTAGGTACATATACAAAATATGTTTTTTCTACTGTAACATATTCTATAATAGTATCTCTAACAACACGCTCTGTAGGTGTGGTAGAACTTCCAGAGCACTGTCTCATTAGAAAAATCGCAACTATCAATACTACTATAAGTAATGATTGAATATTTTTAAAATATTTTTGCATTAACTAAGTTTTGATACCTTGTCTTCGATCTCAATTTTAGCTTTTGACCAAGAGTCGGCGTACTTGTCTTTGTCAATAACACGATTAGCGTTATCTACTACACCAGCATCTCTCATATCTTTTAAGAATGCTTTAACTAGTTTAGCTTTTTCTTGAGCACGAAGTTGAGCGGCTTTACCTTTTTCAACTTTACCACCTGATTTAGCTAATTTACGTAGCTCTAGATCTGAAGGTCCTTCTTGGTCTTCGCTATCTGAGTAATATTTTTTAGTCATTGAGAATGTTTTTACTTTCTCATCTTTCTTCTTAGCAGCTGGAGTAGTTGATTTAGGACGACCACGCATTCCACCTTCTTTTTTCTCTTTTTCTGGTTTGTTTGGATCTGCTTTACGTCCGCGTTGACCAACTTCTCTTTCACCTTTTACTAGGTCAATAAATTTGTTAAGTTGGTTATCGAATAGATCGTCGTCTGGTCCTAGAGCGGCTTGAACATCATCGTCTGCTTTAATAGCCTTACGGATATCTTTCTTTTCACCGTCTTTGTTTTTAGCAATTACTTTTTCAATTGCTACTTTCAAATCGCCTGCGATTTTAGCCATTTCCATAAGGGCTTCATCTTCAGCTACTACTGTAACTTTATCGCCTGGTTTTAGTCTGTCTTTAATTTTATCAACCTCTCCGGCTTTAGACTGAAACTCGGCTTCGTTAAGTTCGCTAACAATCATCTCGCGAATAGCGGACTTCAATTCAGATATTTTCATCTCTAGATATATTATAGTTTTCTTATAAATATTACAGACCTAATTGAAATTTAAGCTGTTTAATACGTTCTTCAGTAGAACCTTCTAATATACCATAGTTCTTGATAAGTAAACTTCTACTTTTAAGAAAATTAGTAATAATAAAATCTATTAAATTACGATATTCAACATCTGTTTCTCGAACACCATTATCTTCTATATCTACTCCTTCAGGAGATACATAAAAAATATAATCATATTCTTTAATCAATAATGTAGCTAGCTGTTCAAAATCATATTTTTCAGTATGATCCATTGATTTAGAAGCACGAGCAAATGCCATTACATCAATTACAGTACGATCTGTAATAATATTTTCTTGCATAAGTTCCATTGAACGTTCTGCTAAAAATACTAGTTGACCTTTTAGTGTTGAGTCAGTGTTTAATGGAATACCTTGATCCATTAAATATTTTGAACGTTCTGTCCTGAAAGTGTAATCTTTAAATTCAGGTAGCTCTTTAAGAGCATTTACAAGTGTAGTTTTACCTACACTCATTGTACCACATAATCCTATTTTCATTGACTATCGCCTTTAAATACTCTGTAACTGTCTTCTTCGTAATGTTTAGTAGATACCTCAAAAATTGTAGCACCTTGAGTAAGTGCCCTCAATTGGTGGGGTTGTCCGATTTCTAAATCTACGACATCTCCTTGACGAATCACAGTAGATTGTACCTCAGCTTTTTCAGTATCAATCCAACTGTATTCAAATTCTCCTTCAGCTACGTACCATGATTCTTCTTTAATTAAATGGTAATGCATTGAGAATTTTTTACCTTTTTCAAATACAAGTAGTTTACCACAGTATAGTTCATGGTTTACAATCCAAAGCTCATGTCCCCAAGCTTTTTCGTGAATGTCTCCTTGACGAGGGTTGGGTTGATGTTTATGTCCCATTAGAATCGTGTTGTACCTCGCATTGAAGGATTCTTGTACCAAGGCAAACCTTCTCTATTTTTGCGGGCTTCTTCCCATTGCTCTAGAGTCATTTGTTTACCGTACAAATAATATTCTTTTTTGAGTTCTGTTTCTTCACCTTCAATAGGCTGAATGGCAGGTCCTTCCCAATTGTGGTATTTCCAAGCTGCGCTTCCACTTTCTTTAAAGAAGTAGTGGTGTGCGCCTTTAGACCTCATTCGGCGTTCTTCGTAAATTGTTTCTTTTTTCATGCTACGTAATGGCTAATAAATTCCGGATATTCGGTATCGCGAAGATAATAAGAAAGAATGTCCTCGGCAACGTATATTGCCTGAGCTCCTGAAACTGTTATACCTCGAGCGCTCAACGCATCACCTACAAAGTGTACATTTGCGAATTTAGTAAGAGACAAGTTGCGGTAGTTTACAAGTGGTTCAGGTGAAAGATATTTTACCTCTGGAATGTAAATACCCCAATCGTCTTGTAGTGTTGGGAATACTTTTTTCATGTCCTCAATAAAGTCCATAATGTAGGTCCAATATTCTCCCATTACATTCTCTACTCCACTCAAATTATCAATTTGGAAAGCTGACACATCATTACCTTCAGAGGTTGAAGATGGGATTCGAGTAGGTGAATAGTACAAACCAGTACCATTAAACTGAAGTTTGTTTACAACTTCACGCGACCAAGCAAATGGATCTTCAATACCATTAATTTCCATCAAGATACCAAAGTTGGTCATGTCGTTTCGGTAACGCATATCTTTTTTAGCGTGACCATTGTAGCTATGGTCACCATATGTTTCTTCTACAGCAACGTAAGCGGCATTGTTGTTTGTACAGAATGAACGAAGCGAAACACCTTTATCTTCGAATTTGCGGTACAACTTAAAGTCGTATGAAACATCAATTAGTTTTTGGAAGTGTTTTTGTGGGGCTTCAAATCGAACACCAATCTGGACTGATTTTGGTTCATCTGGAAGTTGATAATGATTTGCTAATTCTTGAGCAAAATCAATACCTGATTTACCTACTGCGAAGATAAGTTCATCATAAAAAATAGAATCATTATCCATAGTTGCAAATTCAGGTTTAACCGAATGCATTATAACCTCGTTGTGTCGGAAATTGATACTGGTTACCTTAGTTTCCCAGTGAAATTGTACACCTTTAGACACTAAGTAATCGTACCAGTTTTTAGCAATTTCAGATAGATAATCTGTACCTACGTGCCATACAGGAAACAAACGCAAACCGAAATATGGTTTAATAAAATCTGGTTCTGCTTCTGGGTTTGAACATTGTACTTCCTCTGGTTTAGGATGGAAACGCTTAAAATTGGTGATGACTTGATCCATCAATTCCATTGCTTTATCCTCACCACAATACTTAGACAATTGAC